AGTTGAAGAAGTCGAAGACGAAGGTCAAGAAATAGAAATAGAGGATAATGTTGATGATAGCAAAGAAGAGGTTGTCGTTGATACCAAAGCCCCAGAAGAACAAAAAGAAAAAGAAGGTGATGAACTTTCTGATTACTCTGATTCTGTTAAGAAACGTATTAGTAAACTTACTTCTAAGTTTAGAGAAGAAGAGAGACAAAGACAGGCAGCACTTGAATACGCTGAAGCTGTAAAAAAACAAAACGAAGAATTACAAGATAAGCTAAAAAAATTAGACACAAATTATGTTGGAGAATTTGACACAAGAGTTCAGTCTCAGTCAATTGCAGCAAAAGAAGCTTATCGAAAAGCACATGAAGAAGGTGATGCTGATGCAATGTACGAGGCACAGCAAAGCATTTCTAGAATTGCTTTAGAAGAAGCTAAATTAGCTCACATAAAAGCAGACAGAGAAGAACGAGTTAAAGCAGCTGAAGGTAAAGCGGTTCAAACTGGAGCACCTGCTTCTGTACCACTTGCACCAACGGCTCCTCCTCCTCCGCCAGATCCTAAAGCTGAAGAGTGGGCACAAAAAAATACATGGTTTGGAAAAGATCAATCTATGACTTATGCAGCTTTTGGGCTACACAAGCAACTAATTGAAGATGAGGGGTTTGACGCAACGTCAGATGAGTACTATACTGAATTAGATAACCGGATTAGGACGGAGTTTCCGCACAAGTTTCAAGAAACTCCTAAAAAATCCAATAGTCCCAGAGTCGCCTCTGCTGGGACAACGGCTTCCAAGTCGTCAACACCAAAGGGACGCAGAACAGTCAAGTTGTCTGCCTCGCAAATTGCTATTGCGAGAAGGCTGAATGTTCCGCTCGAAGAATATGCTAAGTATGTGAAGGAGTAAAACATGGCAGATAACAGAACAACACGAGATAATGCAAGTCGTGCAAAGACCCCGGCAAGAAGAAAACCGTGGGCACCACCATCAAAGTTGGCTATGCCAGAAGCACCCGCTGGGTACAAGCATCGTTGGATTAGAACTCATTTAAGAGGTGAGGATGATAAAACGAATATGCACTCAAGAATTCGGGAAGGCTGGGAACCAGTAAGAGCGGATGAATATCCCGATGCTGGAGATATGTTTCCAACTATTGAAGAGGGTAAGAATGCAGGGGTAATTGGTGTAGGTGGTTTAATGCTTGCACGAATACCAGAAGAAACGGTAGCAGAAAGAACTGAATATTATCGGGACCAGACCCGCAACCAGATGAAAGCCGTGGATGAAAACCTAATGAGGGAACAGCATCCCTCAATGCCGATTCATAATGATAGGCAAAGTCGTGTATCTTTCGGTGGGAAAGCAAAACCTACCGAGTAACTATAATGAAGTAAAAAGGAGCTAAAAAATGGCAAATGCAAATGTCAAATTTGGGATGAAGCCTATTAGTGTTATTGGTGGTGGCATCAATTCGACTAATCAGTACTTTATCAAAAGCGATGCTTCAGCGATTTTTCAGGGTTCTCCAGTTGAAGTCGAGTTGACAGGTGGAACCGCAGCAATCATAACAAGTGCAGGAGGAGATCAAAAACAACTCCTTGGTGTATTTGCTGGTTGTGAATACGTTGATGCAAGTACAGGAAAACTAACATTTAAGAATCAATGGGGTGGAGATGGCACAGCCGACACTAACTTTGATATTAAATGTTTTATTTACGATAATCCGATGCAGAAATATATTATTGCATCAGATGGTACGAATACTAGTAGAGCTACAGCAAAGGTAGATATATTTAAAACAGCAATATTGGCAACTGCCACTGCTGGAAATTCCACAACTGGTATTTCAAGTGCTATGATAGATATATCTTCAGCAGAAGCATCTGATGCCTCCAATCCACTAATGATTGTAGGAATTCACGAAGATGTAACTAACGCTGATCATTCGGCTGGTGGTATTTCGTATATCGTTAAAATCAACAATCATGTGTTTGCTAGTTCTTCTGGTGACGCTGATGCTGCTATATCATAAGGAGTAATTAACTATGGCAATTTCAAGAGCACAACTTGCTAAAGAATTAGAGCCTGGCTTAAACGCTCTCTTTGGTATGGAATACGACAGATATGAAGGTCAGCATTCTGAAATCTTCGACACCGAGTCATCTGACAGAGCGTTTGAAGAAGAAGTAATGTTGAGTGGATTTGGTGCAGCCCCTACTAAGTCAGAGGGTAATGCAGTAACATTTGACGATGCAAACGAGGCTTATACTGCAAGGTATAACCATGAGACAGTTGCAATGGCATTCTCAATAACAGAAGAAGCCGTAGAGGATAACCTTTATGACAAAATCTCTTCACGTTATACGAGAGCACTTGCTAGATCTATGGCACATACTAAGCAAGTAAAAGCAGCGGGAGTGTTAAATAATGCATTCGACACAACTGTACTTGGTGGTGACGGAAAAGCATTATGTGTAACAGATCACCCATTAACAAATGGTGGTACGTTAGACAATGTTTCAGCAGCCGATCTTAACGAAACATCTTTGGAAGATGCATTAATCAGTATTGCAGGTTTTACTGATGAGCGTGGATTAATCATTGCTTTAAGAGGCATGAAGTTAATTATACCTCGTCAACTACAATTTGTGGCTGAAAGATTAATGGCTTCTAACCTTAGACCAGGAACAGCAGACAACGATGTCAACGCACATCAATCAATGGGTATGTTACCAAATGGTTATGTGGTCAATGATTTCTTGACAGACACGGATGCTTTCTTCATTAAGACAGACGCACCAAATGGCTTAAAGCATTTTGAAAGAATGTCTTTATCAACAGCTATGGATCCAGACTTTGAGACAGGAAACATGAGATATAAAGCAAGAGAAAGATATTCTTTTGGTTTCTCTGATCCTCGTGCCATGTTTGGTTCACCAGGAGCGTAAGCTTTTAAAAACTTTAATTAAAAAAAGGGCAGTTACATACTGCCCTTTTTTGTGTATAATAAACTTAACCTAACAGTTACATAATGTAACTGACCCAGCCAAGATAGGAGATTTACATGGCTAATACAACTTTTAAAGGCACCGTTAGAGCCGAAGGCGGTCTATCCGTTCTTTCTACAGCAGCAACAACAGGTGTTGAAACAGAACATACAACTATTTCTGCAACAACAGGAAACACTTCAATCGGTGGAACTTTAGCCGTAACAGGTGCTACTGTTCTATCTTCGTCACTTAACGGTATTTCAGATTTTTTTAATGCAGGAGTTAACACAGTACCTTTAGGATTAAATCCTACATGGTCTCTTAACTTTGGTAAACCCGATCAAGGTACTATTGCAAACGTAGATGATGTTCTTACAAATCCTAACACAGCATTGAGATTATCAATGGCTTTAGAGCAAGTAGCAAATCAAACTGCTGTTGTTTCAGCAGCACAAACAAGTGCTATTTTTGGTGGAACAGGTGTAGTAGGAACTGATTTTGCAATTGCAGCGGGAGCTACAGAAATTGCAGTAAATCAATCAGCAGTAAGATATACAGGTAATGTTGGTGCAACATTAGCATTAACTGCATCTACTACTGATCTAGCTTCTGACACTCACAAAAGTTTAATTATTTTTACTGACAATGTTATATCTGCTTCAGCAGTATTAACATTACAAGTACAGACAAATAATGAACTTGATGCTTCTTCTTTTGAAGCATTTGTTACAGGTGCAGGAACTAACGTACTAGAACGTGAAGCAGGAACTACAGACGCACATGCTAAGATTATCTTAACAGCATCTGCTGCAGATACGACTATCAAAGCTGGATCTTACATTTATTTTGAAGCTGCCAACAATACGGATGAGATGGCAGTGAAGATAATGCTCAGAACATCTGGTGGTACTATCGCAGTTACAACTGCTAACAACTAATCGACAGTGGGGGCTAATTACCCCCACACTTTTATAAGGAGATTAAAATGGCAGGAACTATTTCAGATGTAAAACCAGCCTTTATAAGTGACGAGGTTGCAGCAGATGATAACTTTATAGTTACCGTAGCAAGACCTAATACAACAGCAACATTAGCAAACGCTTCCTTTGCTTCTGGTGGAGCCAGAATTTTAACTGTAACCACAGCAGGAACAGGTGATAATGCTAAGACAAATACTATTGTTGGAACAGATGTTTTTGATAATGCTCTTACAGAAGTAATTGTTTCTACTGGTTCTGCTGAAGCTGTAGATGGTACTAAATACTTTAAGACAATTACTTCAGTAACAAGTTCTGCACAATTTGCAGCAAACATAGAAGTTGGCTCTATCGCTTCTGCGGCACAAGCCGTTGGTGGTGGTAGTAGAGTTCGTTTAAAAGGATTTTCAATTGTATCTGGTGGAACAGCAGGGATTGTTGAATTTATTGATGGTAGCCCAGAATCAGGGACAGTGTTGTTTAAAGCAAGAACAATAGGCACTGATAATACAACACTTGATAGAACAATACCTCAAAATGGTATTTTATTTGAAAGTGGTCTTAGTATTAGATACACTGTTGGTACAATAGATATGATGACATTTTTCTTCGCATAGGAAAAGAAATGGCTGAGAAAAAGAAAAAAGGAACCATGAAGGGTCACACCATAGGAGGTGGTCAAAAGAGACCTACCAAATCTGGTGCCGGAATGACTGCAAAGGGTGTTGCTAAATATCGTAAGGACAACCCTGGAAGTAAGTTAAAAACAGCCGTTACTGGTAAAGTTAAAGCTGGTAGCAAGTCTGCAAAAAGACGCAAGTCATATTGTGCACGTTCAGCAGGACAAATGAAGAAGTTTCCTAAAGCTGCAAAAGATCCTAATAGCCGTTTAAGACAAGCTCGTAAAAGGTGGAAGTGCTAATGAATGTTAAAGAAGTATCAACAGGTGTTTGTATAGTATTATTTGCAGGAGCTATTGGTTGGTCTGTATCAACTTTAGTTGAAGTTGATAAGCGAACAGCTATTATGGCAGAGAAAGTTTCTGAGAATCATAAAATGATAAAACCTTTATGGGAAGATTTTATAAGAAGGAGTTCACCGAATGACAATGTTGCGAAGCTCGATGCCACAACAGATAACAAA